GATCGTTTCGGGCGCGCGGGCATCAGGGTTATAGAAGCGTGAGAATTCCCGCGCATCGAGCCACTGGCGCAGCTCGCCCGCGCCGCGTTCTGTACAGAGCGTGCGCCAGACAGTCGGGTAAAAGGCAAAGCCGTGCTGGTCATGAAAAGCATCCGACCATTGCTCGACCTCCTGCTTGCTGGTGAAGCGCGTAGACAGCACCAAGAACCGCGAGTCGCTGGCCGTGATCGGTATGGCGTCTGCGTAGTTGGTCGTCAGGTAGAGGTTCGCGTAGTTGTCGATGACGCGGCTGTCTTGGCGCATCGCACGAATGGCAATGTGCGCATTGGTGATCTTGGGTTTCAGCCGGTTGACGACATCGAGCGCGTCCTGTCCGTGCTGCTTGATTTCCTCGACGCACACCACGCGCTTGCCTTCCATCCAGCCGCTGTATTTCTCGTTGATTTCGTCGTTTGTCACCAGCCCCCAGTTCGACGGACCGACCAGCCAGCGCAGCAGCTCCGCGATGATGGTCTTGCCGTCTGACTCAGCGCCACGCAGCAGCAGCGCGTACATCAGTCGCTGTCCGGGGTAGCGGACGACGTGCGCGATCCAGTCCAGCAGCTTTGCCTGATCGTCGGGATTGGGCAGGATGTTATCCAGATACACGCCGAACAACTTAACCGCCGTGCTGTGCTCGCCCGATTCCACCGGGCGCGCGCCGTCGTCGCGGTAGCCGTTGGCATAGTCCCGTCCGCCGTCCGTGTACAGCAGATCAGCGCCGGGGCGATAGCCCACGTAATCCACCATGGGTATTGGTCGCTGTTGCAGCGCTATCTCGCTGGCGGTCAAGTTGGCCACGCCACGCTTGTTCTTGCCTGTCACCTTCACCGCATCAACCGCGTGGATTGCATCGAAATTGCCCGCTCCTGCGTAAAATCCAGAGCTTTGGCAGTAGAACTGCCCTGCGCTTTTCACGTACAGCCACGGTTTTAGCCAGTCATACCGCCCTAGTCCGGGGTTTTCCGGCTCGTCCTCAACCGGCTCAAACTCGCCTTCGACTTGCGCCTTGAGTTCAGCGGCCACGTCCACCAGCTGCGCCGCGTAGGTTTCCATTTCCTCGCCGTCGTAGCCCAGGTGCAGACGGACCAAATCCCACGCGTTGTGCTGTCCGCGTGCCGGATCGCTGTCATGTTCCGAGTGCAGGAACGCCTGAAAGCCGTCCGCCGTTTCATAGATGCGCGCGCCACCGGCAGTGGTGCCTTCGTTGTAGTGGTAGCGTCCGCCGTCTTCCTCGACGTAGATGCCGGGGATCAGCTCGTCCAGTGCGCGCGGGATGTCGTACACGCGGCAGAAGGCGCCAAGAATGCCCCGTTTGGTCCGTGGGTCTTCGCGCTCATTCCCGGCGACGTGGATTTCCTCGTCTTCACGCCGGGGCCATTCGCTGGTGTCGGTGTAATCGTTGAAGTGGGTCAGGGTCGCATTGACCGCAATCGCATAACCGTCGTTTTCCCAAGCCAGCACGTCACCGTCCGCCGACGCGGACGGCCAGAACATCACGCGCGTGTAATCAAAGCTACAGCGGTCCACCCACTCCATCATCGAATCGAGGATGTAGGCGAACAAGCGCGCCAGCGCTTCGTGCTCGATGGCGTTGGCATCGCGTGACAAGGGGATGACGATACGTAGGCGGGGCTTGGCGAAACAGTGCTTATGGGTTGAGTGGCAGACGTAGGTGTAGTCCTTGAGGCGCGTGCTGATTTCCCGTCTTGCCTGCTCGGCGTTGACCGGGATTTCATCAAGGTCCAGCGTCAGCATGCAGCGCCCAAGCTGGTTGGCCTTGCGCCGCAGAAAGCCTTTGAAGTTCCCGGCGAGGTAGCCGCCGCTGTCCTTGATCGCCAGCTGCGCGTCCTTCGACAGCCCCAGGTACTCGGCGTATGTTTCGCCGGTCCGCTTGAAGGTCTGTAGCCGTTTGGCCATGCTCGGCCAGCTGACTTTTTTGTGCGTAATCGCATAGGACTCGCGGCTCTCGCAAAGCGCGATGTGATAGAGCTTCATGGTTCACCCCAGCAAGGCAGATTTGTCGGCAGGGGTCGTCTCGTTCTTGAAGGTGTCCAGCACCGGCTCCAGCTCGTAGCGGTAGCTGCGACCAATGCGGTAGAAGGGAATTTTCTTGGCAGCCGTCAGACGGCGGATGGTTTCGGTAGACAGGCCCATGGCCGTAGCCAGTTCCGTGCGGGTGAGGAATTGCGACATTGTGCAGACTCCAGTGAGGTGTGGAGTCCTGAGTATCGGTCCGGGGCGGCGGACGCCCTAGACCGATTGGATATAAGTATTTACTTACTTACTCAAGAATGTCGCCGTACTCGACTTGCCCCAGCAGGATCAGCATTTGCGTTTCGTCCGCGATAACCACCTCGTCCGCACCGTTGGGGGACGCGGCGATTTTCTCATCCAGAAAGGCCACGGCTTGCGAGTCCTTGCCCCATAACGCGTCAGCCAGCAGGCGGTAGGTGCCCAGCGTTGAAGGGTGCCCGGTGGAAATGATCGGCATATCAGCTATCCAAGTAGGTCTTTGTCCATTTCGCCACAGCGGCGGCGTGCTGCGCTTCCGCTTCGGCCCATGTCGAGCAGCGCCACTGATCGGTGCCGCCATCGTCACCGTCGAACACCATCGTTTCAAACAGTTGCGGGGCTTCATCGCCCCAACTGTGGTCAAGCCCAAGAAACACCGTGCTGACTTCCAGTCCGCCCGGCAGCTCGGTCTTGGCCACGCGCCGTGAAGCGAAGTTCTCAAACGCCTTCGCCGCTTTCAGGATGTCCGGTTCATAAATCGGCGTGTGTCCGTCCGGTCCGCCAAGGACGTACCAGCGGGAGACGTAGCGAAGGCCGGGCAGCTTCTTCATGTTCACCTCAGTTCATGGCGTTGAGTATCGCGGTTTCAGACGCGAAGAAGGCGTGCGTTTCTTCCATCAGCTGCGTGACCAGATCCATGTCAGCCTGGGTCGGTTCTTCACTGTCCGAGGACAGATGCACCAGCGCCATCAGCCCCTTGGCCGCGCCGCCGTAGAACGCGCGCTTGCATTCGGTGTGTTGTTGCCCGGCGGGCAGCAGTCGGCTGTAGGAATCCAGCTGATAGGCTTCCCATAGAGCCGCCATCAGCTCCGGGTGATCTTTAGTTGCCATCGCGGTGTCTCCCTGATTCAACAAGCTCGCCCAGCGTGGTTATCTGCGCGTTTTTCAGTTCAGTTACCTGCTTGCGCAGCCGCAGGATGGTGCCGGTGGCCACGCCCAAGGCAAAGGCCATTTCCTGTGGTGTGGCCTTGCGCAAGTCGTTCTTGGCCAGCTCGTTGAACATCTTTTCAAACAGGAACTCGTCCGCCTCGCCCATGGCGGACGCGGTGTAGGTGAACGGGTCGTTAATCGGGTTGGTCATGGCCACGCCCTCAGTTCGGTTTGATGGGCTTCATACCGGTGTGCGTGGCGCCGGTCGCCCCGTCGAGCGCCTTGGCCAGATTACCCAGCAGCAGGGCGGTGTGCGCGGTCAGTTCAAACAGCGAGCTGGCCATGTTGGCGCTGGCTTCCATGTCCTTGCGTTGGGCATCCTTGTCGCCGTGGTAGTCCTCCAGGTGCGACTGGATATGCGCCTGTCCGTCACGGATTTTGACGATGGAATAACTGGGCTCAAGGTGGACAATCACCTCACTGCCATTCGGCGCACAGTGCAGCACCACAAAACCGGCGATGTCGTACCGCTCTAGCGTGGCCTGTATCTCGGCACGGGCGCGCAGCAGTTTCTCGCGGGCAATCGGGTCGTCTTTCATTGTTTTTCCTTTGGCCAGAATTGGCTCGGGTCATAGTTGGGTTTGGATTTGGCCTCGATGTCCTCGGGCAGCTCAGGGCGCCGCGCGATCCAGCCGGTAGGTACGTCGTCGCCGGTTTCCATGTCAATGAAAGCCGTCGCCGCATCGTTCAGGTTGTCGAAGCAATAGCGGCGCTTGTAGGGGGTGATCGGCCCCACGCCAACGAACAAGCCCACGGTAAACGCCAGACGCGCCAGCGCAATGTAGGTGCCATCGTCCAGACGGCGCCAGTCCATGAAATGGTTGTCCGGGTCTTTTAGAACGGCCTCGATGTCGGGGCGTTGTTCGTGGTTGTTCATCGGCCATGCTCCTTTGATTCCAGCAGTTCGGCCTGCTCGCGGTTCAGTGGCCGCGCGGTGCAGGGGTTGGTCGTATACAGACGGCGAATCGGGCTGTCCGCAGGCAATCCAGAATAGATGGATTGGCCCTTGCTGATCGCCTGATACTTGGTGTCCGCCTTGACGTTGAACAGGAAGGACGACATCCCGGTCTTGCGCGCCGTGCCGTAGAACACCCACCAGCCGTGGCTGTGCGCCGCAAAATCACTTTCGTAGGTCATCGCGTGCCGCGACCTCTTGGCGCAGCGCTTCCAGCTCCTGCATGGCCTTCTTGACCGACGTGTCTAGCTCGGTCCGCAAGCACAGGATCTGCAAATTGCGGTCGATCCGTTGCAGGGTGATGAAGTTGTAGCCAAGGTATTGCCCGCCGGTAAATCCCCAGCAGGCAATCACCCAATCGCCGTAATGTAAGCCAATGGCCAACGCAGCCACAGCACCGATACCGCAGGAAAGCAGGGTGTCCCAGCTGATGTGCTTGGCCAGATTCATGCACGCTCCCGCGCTGGGCGACTGTCAGTGAGCAGGTCGTCGCAGTCCGCTTGCAGCTTTTTGTGCGCCAGCTGGAGCACGGCAAGCTCGGTCTGTACGTCGGTCTTTTCTTCAACAAGCAGGTCGTACTTTTGTTGCAGGTTGCTGTGCTGCCGTTTCAGGTTAGCGTGGTCGATGGTCAGCGCGGTGAGGCGCACGTCGCTGTCCGTGTCCGGCTTGGCGGACTTCGCCGGTTTCGCTTGCACCTGGGCAAGTTGCTCGCGCAGCTGGTTACGCTCGTCGGCAATCGGGCGCCAGTGCTGGTGGATGAAATTCAGGCTCTCGGCTTCCAGACTGGTCGCCAGCATGCGCAGCTCAAAGTCCACCATGGGCATTTGGTCCGCCGGACACAGCGCCAAGATCCGCCGCTTTGCTTCTTCTAAAGTGCTCACAGGCCAGCCTCCGCGCGCAGGCGCTCGTTTTCAGCTTTCAGCTCATTGGCTATTTGCGTAATCTCGCGCACCGCGTCTTGAGCGGCTGCCACGCGGTCCCAGTCCGGGTTAAAGGTGGCCAGCGCTGCGTAGTCCGCGCGCAGGCGTTCGTTCTCGGCGGTCAGCCGCTCTATCTCTGCTTCAAGGTTCACAGGCCAGCCTCGTCAGGGGTGATCGGGCGTTTCCAGCCTTCCACGACGCCCTTGCCGTACTCAGCTACCCACAGCGGCAGAACGTCACCGACAATGCGCGCGGCTTCGTGTGTCTCGCCCGTGTGCGGGTTGGTGTAGAGGAACCAGCGGCCTTCCTTAATCATTTCAAGGCGGCGCTTGGCATTGCGCGCGGCGTTGTGCGTGCCGCTTGGGCGCGTCTTCTTGGCCTTGGCGTCTTTGGCTGGTTTGGCGGACGGCTGCGCCACGGCCTCGATGGCGTTCAGCAGCTCTTGCGGGCTTTCGGGATTGGTGGCTGCGACGGCTGCCATGCCGAAGCTGGCAAACGGCGAGGGTTTCGGCACCGGCACGATAGACACAGGCTCCGGGGCTTCTTCTTTCGGCTGGCGCGGCTTGTAGGTGCGCTTGGGCTTTTGCTGCCGGTCCGGCATCGAGCCAAGCAGTGACGGGTCAATGGCCAGCACCGCCTCCCTGAGCGTGCGGCTGTGAATCTCCAGCACATCCATGACGTCTTGGATGAATTGCTGCTCGGCTAGGTATTCCGGTTGTTGCGTCAGCTCCTGCAACTTTGCTTCGCTGGCACGGATTTGTTCTTGTAGCTCGCGGACACGTTGAAAGGTGGTGGTCATTACAGCTCTTTCCTTGTTAGTCGATAAATCCGGCGATAGCTGCGCCGTCCAGTAGCCCTTGCTCGGACAGATCAAACGCCCAGTCGCGCAGGGACAGGTACAGGTCACTCATTTGTTGAGCCGCGTGATAGCGCGCACTGTCCGGCTCGGCGTCCTCGGCCAGATACCAGCCAAAGTGGTTAACGATCATCAGCGTTACGGCCATGCCGAAGCTCGCGGAATCCATGTCCGGGTTCTCGTAGCCGTTCGACAGGACGGACACGGACAGCGTGTCCGGCTTGGACGGCATCCAGAAGCCCAGGCCAAGCTCGGTGCTATACACGTAGAGGCATTCCGGCGCGCGGTCCTCGCCCGTGTAGTTGCGGAAACTCGCGCCAAAGGCATCACGCAGCATTTCGCTGTGCCACTCGTAAACCGCGTGGGTCAGCTCGGTGTAACGGTTGTGCAGGTACTCGGGGACCACAACAAAATCGCGGACCTCGGACATATTCAGCGGGTCGAAAGCGTTATTGGTTTTCATCGGTCAGATTCCTTGATGCGATGTGTCCAGCTCAGGGTCATAGTTCGGATTCACTTCATGAATGAAGCGCAATCGAAACGTCAGTATTCGCCCCTTCGGGGTGTTAACGATTTTCCCGGCGACGTACTCCAGCGACTTGAGATATTCCTTGCGCTGGCAGGGCAGTCCGTCCACGCGGACGAACCGCGCGCCTCGCCGGATCGCATCCCTGCAAAATTGGATGTTCCTGTCTTGCGGACTGATTGCGCCCATGTCTGTATTCCTCAATCCAAAAGGGTTTCCACCTCGGGATTTTTGAGTGTTGGCTTCCATGCGTTAACCGCTGTCCGTAGGTGGTCCGGGCAGTGGTGCGCATACGTCTTCTCAACGACGGCCATGGAATTGCCCAGCACGCCCGCCACTTCCCACAAGCTGACGCCACGGCGGGCCATCAGGGTTGCGGCGGTGTGGCGCAGGGTGTGCGGCGTCATGGCCAAAAATTTCGGGTTGTTGGTGGCCTTGAAGGCGTCTTCTTTGAGCGTGCGGAATTGGCTTTGCAGCTCGGTATCAACATCGAGCACCCACGGCTGGCCGACATCTTCCTGCTCGGCGCGCTCCAGCATGGGCAGGAGCCAGTCCGCAATGGCCACGGACACCTGTTTCTTGTTGCTGGGGTTTTTGCCTTCCGCTTTCTGGAACTGGATACGCCCGATTTTCAAATCCACGCGATCCCAGGTCAGGCTCAGCACGGCGGACTTGCGCGCCGCCGTGCCCAGCGTCAGCCAGATGAAGCGCCACATGCGTGACATGCGCCCGGTTTCCGGTTCTTCCACCTGCACGAAACGCAGCAGCCAAGTGGCTTCTTCCTCGTCCAGCCAAATGTCCTTGGGAGGCGCAGCGGCGGGCACTTTGATCTTGGGAGCGCAGGCTGGGTTGTAACCGGCGTTTTCCACGGCGAACAGGTAGGCCGTTCTTAGGAGGCTGATTTCTTGGCGGACGGTGCCGGGAGCGGCGCACTTGGAGAGGCTTAAACGATGCTCGGGATAACCCGGATAGATCGGAGCGGAGCCATTGGCCCGATTGATTGCGTAAGTTCTGAGTGTGAGCGGTGGCAAGTTGGCGGCGGGGAACTTCCCAAGGCTGGCCCGTAACCACGCAATGGACACTTTGCGCCGATTGCTGTCACTGACTTGGGAGTCAACGTGGTGCTTTTCGTAACAGTCGAGAATATCCGCCACGGTATCCAATGCCGGTCCGCTGTTATCGGCGGACAACTTTTCGATATAAGCACTTAGCGCTTTTCGCGCCACGGCTTCATCTTTGGTTTTGAGGGACCGTATCAGGGCGCGTCCGTTGGGACCGGCGCCGGGGTGTGTGATCGTCCAATAGCCCAGCGGGTTAAGCTGGAGCCAAGGCGTGCCGTCCATGCTGCGCGTTCTTTTGGCTGGTTGTTTCATCTGTTGTCGCTCTGTTGTTACTTCGGTTGGTTGATCTTGCCCGCAATGTAATGCGGCGGGACTTCGCTCGGATAATTCGCAATGTCGAGGACGCAAAGAGTTTTGTAGCCAAGTTCACGGGATTCGCGCTTGGCGTCCATGATGGCGATTTCACGAATGAGGGTTTTCGATTGGAAGCAATAATAATGGGTTAAGCCGGTGTTTCCCTTTTGCACGGAGAGGACTATGTGCAGTCCCGGTGTGACTCCGTAGTGATCCTGTTTTCTAGCGTTTTCCCTTCGCTCGGACTCCTTATCGACAACGGTGAGTCCCAGGGCGCGCTGCATGTCGCGCAGCATTTGTTGCTCTTGAATTTGTTGTGATCGTGCGGCTGTCTGTGTGCGCATCGGTAAGTCCCTAAGCGAAATTTGTGGTGGGTAGTGCATCACAAGTCCGAACTGAGTGTGCTACAGGATGTCGTACATCACAATAGCAGATCCTCAGTATTTACGTAGATAAGCAGCTGCTACACTCTATCGCATTGCTGGCCCAGCCTTGCAGATCCGACGACCGGCGGCAAGTGCTCCTTGAGGTTTAGACCATGCGCTTCGATGTTCAAGCGATTTTCAACGTGTTTGGTGGGCGTTCCGCGATTTTCGCGCGTTTGAACACGCGCCGCCACCCTATCACCATTCGCGCTTTAGACAAGTGGCGCGAGCGTGGCTCCATTCCGCCGATTTGGCTGGCCCATATAACCAAACTGGCGGACGCGGACGGGATCGACTTCAACTTGCACAAGTTCCTGCAACGTGACGCCGCGCCCAAAAACAATGAAGAACTGCACTCTTTACTGGACTAATCATGATCGACATGACTGATTCCGAAATGTCCAAGCTGGCCCTGCTGCTGGCCGAGGATCAAGACGAGTTCATGCGGATTGACCGGGGCAGCGACCGCGCGATGCACGCATTGGCGCGCATGTGGCTGGTGGGAGCGATCACGGACGGCCTGTGGCGCGCGTCCGGTAACAGTGCGCTGCTCACCATGACCACGTTGAACGCAATTCAGCCGGAGTTTGACGGCGAGCTGGCCGCGCTCGCCAAGCGCATGTCCGCCTATATCAGCGGACGCATCGCCGCCTATGAGGCGGAAATCCGCAAGATTCAAGGCATGAGCCGTCACTGATGCCGGACCTGCTGCCCAACCAGCTAGCGGCGGCGGCGTGGCTTTCCCAGGAGCAAGGCCGTGACCCCAGTAGACATGCGTTCCTCGTTATGGACATGGGACTGGGCAAGACAGCGACTGCTATTGCTCACGCTCGCTCCCACAGACCCGACAGCCTGCTCATCGTGGTTCCTGCCGGGCTGCGCATACACTGGGCGCGCGAATTCGACCTATTCTGGCCCGGCCACCCGGACGTGGAACTGGTCCTGTCCAGCACCCAGCGCATCGGTCCGGCGTCCGTCGTCGTGGTTAATTATGACCTACTCATCTACCCCACCATACTCAACCAGCTGAGGACGCGCAGTTGGGACATGCTGGTCTGTGATGAGTCGCAGATGGCCAACAACACGGAAACCAAGCGCGGCGGGGCAATCCTCGGGCGTGATGGTCTGGCCAAGCACAGCGGGCAAGTCATCTGCCTGTCCGGCACCCCGGCCCCCAACCATATTGGCGAGTTGCACGGCTGGTTCCTGGCGCTGGTGCCGCACCTGCTCAAAGGATCGAAGCAATACCCGGACGTGACCAGTTACTACGCTTTCCTCACCCGGTACGCGAAATTCAAGGTCGGCCAGTACGGCGTCACGGTGTTGGGCTCGCGCAATGCTGGCGAGTTTCGCCGCCGCTTTGCCGGACTGATCTTGCGTCAGCGCAAATCCGAAGTGATGCAGGATCTGCCGCCGCTGCGCATGGGCATGGTGACGCTGGAGGCGGACGACTTGGGCGAGCTGCAAGCGCTGCTCGATCACCCTGACTACGCCGGTCTGCGTGACGCCATGGCCAACCTACGGACGGACGCGCCGGACGCCATGGCACGCTTGCGGGACGCGCTCAGCAATACCCACCTTGCGACACTCCGTCGCCTAATCGCGATCCACAAAATTGATCCCGTCGCCCGGCTGATCCGCGAGGAACTGGTAGGGGGCGAAAACAAGTTGGTCGTCTTTGCCCACCACCGCCAGCTGCTCGATGGTCTGCACGCGCTGCTGTACAGCTACGGACTGTCGCCCTGCATGGTCCACGGCGGCGTGCCACCGAAAGAACGCCAGCGCCAAGTCGATCATTTCCAGAACTTCAAGCGCTGCCGTGTGTTCTTGGGCCAACTCGACGCCGCAGGAGTGGGCTACACGCTAACGGCCTCAAGTGACGTACTCATGGCCGAAGCCAGCTGGTCGCCTGCCAAAAACCTGCAAGCCATCAACCGCGTGTCACGCATCGGCCAGAAAAACGCCTGTCTGGCCCGTTTTGTATCACTGGCTGGGTCCGTGGA